TGACGAACTTCAAAAAACCAATACCAAATACGAGATATTTGATAACTCTAGCATTTCTAAAGATAAAAAAATACAGAGACTGTCCGTTGTTAATAGATTTGATAATGAGATGGAAAATGGTATGGGTGGAACCAGGGTATCTAATCTATATTACCATCAGTTGATGTATAATTCTACATCGGATGATAAAAAAAGACGAATTGATGATTATCGTTCCATGGCAAACTTTTCAGAAGTAGAGAGAGCATTGCGAGAGATTTGTAATGAATTTTTTGAAACAGACGAACGCGGTCAGACCTTAAAAATAAAACTTAGAGGAGAACATAATGAAGAAGTACAATCTCTTATAGAAGAAGAATTTTTATCTTTCGTAGAAGTCTTGAAATTAGAAGACAGGGGTAGAAAAATGATTTGGGACTGGCTTATAGAAGGTGAATTATTTTTTGAAAATATAATTTCCACAAAAAAGCCAGAACTCGGTATTATAGGGTTAACTAGAATTGCTGCTGAACGCTGTGACCCCCTCTATTATGATCTTGATAATGAGTTAATTGATTGTTTCCTTTTGAGAAATAAATCACCTGATATGTATCCTTTTCAGTGGGGAAAATTTACTGCTCAAGCGTCCTACGGTTCCAACCACAAACACCAAATTCTATTTTTAAACGAAAAGCAAATAACGCATATAGCTAATGATCAATGGGCAGATGGAAAAAAATACAGACTACCAGTTCTTTCTTATGCTAATAGACCTTATCGCCAACTCTCCCTCATAGAAGATGCTACTATAATATACATGTTAGTACGTGCCCCTGAGAGGTTAGTGTTTAATGTGGATGTGGGAAATATGCAGCCTTCGAAGGCTGATCAATACATGAAACGTCTTATGTCTCAGTTTTGGTCAAAGAAAACAGTAACACAAGATGGTCGGGTGGAAAACACATATGATCCACAAGGTATGTTAGAAAATTATTGGTTTCCTAAACATGGGGATGGTAAGGGGTCTACCGTCGAATCCGTGGGAGGTGGAAGTGCTAGTCCTGATAATTTAGAAATATTAAATTTCTTTGTTCAAAAGCTTTATCTAGCATTAAAAGTACCACTATCTCGTTTAAATTCAGACACTGCTTTTTCAGACGGGGAAAGTATTACGCGAGAAGAATTAGGATTTGCTGAATATATTATAGATTTACAAAAATTATGGGCAGCAGCTATTAAAAAAAGTTTCGTAGTTCATCTTAAACTAAGAGGTAAAAAACTCTTAGAATCTGCTAAAAAATTAAACGTTGATAAAGTAATAAAAACCGATAAAGATGGAAAAGTGAACTCGTTCCAAGTTTCACAAGTATTCAAAGATGATTATTTTAATAATAAGTGCTGGGATTATTATGATCTCTTAGTGGAAACTGTAAACGATAGGGTAAGTGTATTGGAAAAAGAATATGATTCACAATATAGTGTATTATTATCTGAGTATGATTCTTATAATGAAACTATAAAAAGAATGCAAGGAGGACTTATAACAGAATCAGAAGATTATAATGTAAAGTTGCTGAACGAAAAATTAGATTTTATAAAAGAACGCCTAGATACTATTCGCGAAGAGCAAGAAGAATTATCAGATACTAAAATTGATATGCAATCTTGGTGGGAACAATATGATCTTCGTGAAGAGGATCTAGATATTAAATTTGTAGAACCTAGCCAATTTTTTGCACTTAGACAACAACAATTATTCCAATTAAAATTTGATAATTTTAACAATATGTCTCAGAATGATTTTATATCCAAAACATTTGCTCAAAAACTGTATTTAGGATGGAATGATAAGGAAATTCTTGCTAATAGAGAATTCCTGTTAAAAGACGCTGCATTTCGTTGGGAACTTGCACAAATTGAACAAAATGGTCCAGATTTCCGCGAAAAAGCTCTTGAAGAGATGCAAGCAGCAACAGGTGAGGGCGGTGGAATGCCTGAAGGAATTGGTGCAATGGGTCCGCCATCAGGCGGTGGTAGTGGTCCAAGCCTTCCTAGTCCTGGAAAATCTGATACAAATCTTCCAAGTTTCGGAAAACCCTTAGAAGGTGAAGAAGATGCTTCGGAAAATGATAGTGAAGATTCCGCAGAGTCTGATGAAAATACTCCTCCTAAACCCCCTTCACCGGAAGGGTAGTATTATAAATAAATAGAAGTATGTCAAGTATTATACCCGAGGGATTCGGCTCCACAGCATTAAATGGTAGAATAAGCTCATATGCAGACTTAGTTTATAGAACTAAGTCTCTATTAGGCTGGCCTTCTACTCCAATTGAACTCACTGATGTTCAATGGGCGCATATCATAGATAAAGCTGTTGAAGATTTTACAGAATTTGAAGGTAATCGAGAAGAAGAATATCTAGTATTTTGTTCCAATCTATATAAACGTGGATGTGGAGTTAAACTGGATGAGCTTCTACCAGTTGCATGTAATACAAATCAATGTTTCCAAACCATTGCCACAGAAACAGTGACAGCAACATATTTAAGTTGTGAAGATATACAGACTACTACTGCATATTTATCAGTTACGCCTTTTGAATATCCGACTGATTATAATTTTTTGGACCCACTTTCAGTCGCATATTCGGGGACTAGTGGGCAGAATTCTTATCTCTACTTCGATCCTGAAAACCCGTGGAATGCAACAAATGTATGTGCAGCCAATTGTATTACAATAAATCCGATAAGTTCACAATACTTTCAATTATCTAGTAATCCGAATTTATCTGCACATGTTTTTAATTTTGAGAATTCTACAATATTAGAAAATGTTCTTTCTACAATATCAGCCGAAATTATAGGATACGATTTCAGTGCCGTTCCGTTAAGTGGATTAGGAAATGCTCTATCAGCCATACCCATAAGTTACTTTGATTTGTCTGCATTTTATTCAGATAATATTTTATTCGGACCACCTGTTCAAGCATGTGTAAATATTGGAAAGGGTTTAGGATATATATATCCTAATTGTAATACATCCTTGATAAGTTCATGTAATGCATTAACAGCACAATATGGAATTTCTCCTACTGTTACATATATTTTAACATCTGATATTATTTCTAGTATTGATATTGTTTTATCGGCTGCTAATTTTTCTGCTGTCTCAGCATACTATACAAGTTATTGTGAAGAATGCAACTGTAAATGTGAACTACTTTCAACATTTACAGATACTACTTCTTCGTATCATTTTGAATTATTTTCACCATATATAAGTGCAAGCACCGGGATTGTATGGGATCTATCAGCAAGAGATATATCAGATGCAACGCATATACGGCTTTTTGGCGTGCCTTCATGCACCACTGATGGTTCGATACCTCTCGACTCAAACAACGGCATTCTTGGCACCTTTACGCTATGTAATACAGCGTTCTCTACGAATGGTCCTATGACGCTTGAGAAAGTTCAATTCTTCGAAGATTCTAAGCCACCTCTAGAAATATTATATGATCAAAACTGTGCATGGACAAATAACGGGTTTACGTTTTCTTATTACAATTCTGCCCATACGGCATGTGTTCGTCCGACTCCTAAAAAGGTTAAAGTCGATGTATCGTTTAAAAATTGTTCTACAGTAACCGAGGTAGGTGTAGTTAGCACTGTTATCGATGGTGGATATGATGATGTTCTTAACCGTAGAAGAAAAGTTCTCGGGGTGTTTGCGGCAGATAATGCGGGACAAGGTGGATATTTCGGGGGCGGTGGTGATCTATTATTCAATTTTGATTATGCACTTCTTGCAAGTACATTTGGTTATGACTTAATGGGTAGCAGAAACAACCTAGGCAAACAAGGCTATGATTTACTAACATATCATATGGCAAGAGATTTTGTTGACCACTCCAAGAAAATGCTAAGATATGTTTCTTATCAATTTAATCCAAGAACACAGTATTTAAAAATAACTCCTGAACCTGCTGGTACGACATTTGGATTTGAAACTTCTTGCTGCAATAATCAGGTGAATAGAGGGGGTAATCAATGTTATGTATTAGGGGTTTATATCGAACCTTCTGTGGAAACTTTGCTAAATACTTATTTCATTAAAGAATACGTACTTGCACTTGCAATGATCACTCTTGGAAGAATTCGTTCAACTTTTGGTGGTGTTACGCTTTATGGTGGTGCAACACTAGAAGGCGCTCAATTAGTTGAAAAGGGTGAGGCAAAGGCAGAAAAATTATTAGCAGAACTTCGTGATGAGTATAGATATTCAAGTCCTATGGGATTCTATATCGGATAACTATATACAGTTGAATAATTTAATAAGTATAACATATGACCGAGAAATTTGACGAATTTGTTTACAACCTATTACATGAGGGTAAAAAACCTCGTTGTACTGGGCCTACACTTCCACAATTATCTGATAATCCTCGTTATGTGTTTAGTAGATGTGCGCCAAATCCCTACACCGCTGGATATAAAAGAATTTATTATCTTCGTCGTGGAGAACCTCTTACGTTGGATAAATGTAAGAATGATCCTAGATATGGCACTTCGAAATATGAAGATTGTCGTCTAGCAAGACGGGCTGCTGCTAATCGCAAACGTCGTTTAAGAAGACGTAAAGGTTAATGTGTTTGGGTAATAGTCCCATGATAACCTAGAATAGTTCCATCCACTGATTTGTGGGGATATATAGTACATTTAACATCTTCAGTTATGCCTGTTTGTTGGTGTTTTATTATGAACTCGGATTCAAAGGGTATATTATACTTTATACTATTTTGCCACAATGCCCACACTTTATCCCGAAAATCCTCCTCTATGCTAATAACCCATGAATTTGACTTAACACTTTCAGAATCAAGGCCAGTCATGTTTAAAAAGGCTTTATTAGCCCATACCAATTGCCCGGTTTTATCAAACTCAACCATTCCTGTGGTTACTAAATTTGATGCAATAAGCTTGGATCGCAATTCCGCCAAACGAGTATTATCGTCTATTCGTAGTATTCTATCCATAATAGACTTACCACTGTTTTTTGAGAACTCTTTATTTAAAGATTGAATAACTGGTAATATTTCGGTATTAATAATATTAACCGTCTCCGCCATTTTATCTATCTTAGAAATGTGGCCCATGATAGGGTTGTATACGAATCTTAGCCAGCACGGTTTTATCATATAGGTATATATAGGTATACTAAAACCAGCCACAGTTATTGCGGCGACGATAAATTCTAAAATATCCTTAGTGTTTGTAAAATCCATAAGAATATTTATATATTAAGTGAAGCATATTACCATACAGTAACAGTACTTAATGTTCCGAACTGTAATTTTATTCCCAATAATCTTGCATCAGTTGCAAGATTATCATTAACATTATTAACATCACGATATATTCTAAAATAGACAAGACTATTTTGGGTAGGTGTTCCACTGAAAGTTATAGTATTCGATATGTCTGAAATATGTAATGCACTGAGAGTGTTTAGTTGATCAACCACACTAACCGCTGTTCCCCAAGATTGATCAATCGATTCGAGATCGTTTTTTACCATACTCTGAATAGCAAATACTGCGGAAGTAGTTACAGTTCCTGTAGTACTTGTCCAATAGAATCGAGTTTTAAAATTCCCTAGATTCCAATTAAGAGGAGGAGATATTTTAAAATGAACATATTCAACAGAACCTGCATCAAAATCATAACAATCAAAGGTTATATAATTAGACGATAGACATATCGTAGATGCTTGTGCGGGGGAACCTATTTGGGGTGCCATTGCGCCCGCATCTATCCACACCTCATCAGTACCTCTCACAGACCATAAACTACTATTTGCATTTACAGTGGTGTATACACCACTGTAACTTTGTGCCCATGTAGTAAAAATAGGATCAGATTCTATTGATATTCCTGATAGAATCCATAAAGAAGAATTACTCTTCACAACATTATCTGTGGATATCAATCCGGCAGAATTTGTGTTTACGAAAGTGTCAACTTCAGTATTATCACCAATTCCCCAAAATGTGCTATTATTCATAACAGTGGTTTTGGTACTATCCCATTCACTAGATAATGTTTTTAAATCGGTGCCCTGATAGTTCCAATTTGTTGCAGAATTCAGAGTAACAGCACTATATAAAGTTTGTATATTCAATGCACTAGATTCTAGCCATGTGGTAAAAATAGGATCTGACTCGGTACCCACTCCACCACTTAAAATCCATAGTGCAGAATTATTTTTAACAGTAGTATTAATCAATACTATGTCAGAAGAGTTCGAATTGACAAAAGTATTAACTTCAGTATTATCAGTCCCGCCATTTCCCCAATTGGAACTATTAGTTTGAACTGTGATGAAAGACGATTGCCAGTCGCTAGAAAGTGTTTTTAAGTCTGTACCTTGATAGTTCCAAGTTATTGATGAGTTGGAATTAACAGTACTGTATAGTGTTTGTATATTTGATGCACTAGAATTTAACCATGCAGTAAAAACAGGATCTATTTCAGAAGTCGAAGAACCGCTTAAAATCCATAGTGCGGAATTATTCTTTACCGTATTGTTTATCAATACAATATCTGAAGAATTAGAGTTGACGAATGTGTTGACTTCAGTATTATCCGAATCATTTTCCCAATTAGAACTATTAGTTTGGACTGTGGTATAGGTTGACTGCCAGTTACTAGAAAGACTCAAATCTGGAACGAAAAGATATGCTGCACTGTTTGATATTAAATTATTATACGACACTTCATAGTTACTAGAATATGTTTGTGCCCATGTAGTGAAAACAGGATCTGTTTCCGTTGAGGATATAGTATTTCCACTTAAAATCCATAGTGCAGAGTTATTCTTGACTGTGTTGTTTATTAAGGTAATATCTGAAGAGTTTGAATTAACAAAAGTATTAACTTCAGCATTATCCAGATCGTTCTCCCAATTGGAACTATTAGTCTGAACTGTGGTGTATACCGCATTCCAATTAGAACTGTTAGATATTGTCAGATTACTAGTGTTAATAATCACAGAGCTATAGCTCTGTGCCCATGTAGTAAAAATGGGATCAGTTTCAGAAATTGAAGAACCACTTAAAATCCATAATGCAGAATTATTTTTAACAGTAGTATTAATCAATACTATGTCAGAAGAGTTTGAATTAACAAAGGTATTAACTTCAGCATTATCCAGATCGTTCTCCCAATTGGAACTATTAGTCTGAACTATATTATAGGTTGACTGCCAGTTACTGGAAAGTGTTTTTAGGTCTGTACCTTGGTAGTTCCACTGAACAGAAGAATTACTTTTGACTACATTAAATAAAGAATTTAAATTTGAACCACTGTTTCCTAACCATGTAGTAAAAATAGGATCTGTTTCAGATCCTCCGGTAGACCATATTCCCGAATTTGCTTTAACAACGGTTTCTACTTGTTCCCAATCAGAGGTCAATGTTTTAATATCTGTTCCCTGATAGTTCCAATTTGCACTATTGCTGTTGACTGTATTATAAGAACTAACCAAGTTGGCACTATATGAATTGGACCATGATACGAACAAAGGTTCTCCACTTATTGCGACACCTGTATTATAATCGTCTAACACATCAAGTGCAATAGAACTTACACCACTTACAAAATCGGTAATGTCAGATGTTGTGTGGGTATGGTTTACAGTTCGAACTGTTAGTTTTTGGCAATTAGAGGACACATAGTTATTTATAATCTGGATTATAAATACTATTATGAAATACCTTACTATGATATTCGATCTTTTTAAAATCGTCCAAACATTTGGGGGATTTATACAGAATCTGATTCAAACATCTAAACGAAAAAAAGAAATAAAACACGTTGAAGAAGTTAAAAAAGAGGTTTCTCATATAATAGAAAAACCTATTAACGACGAAAAGGATATCAAGGATTTGAATGATCGCTTAATGTTCTAATTATTCAAAATCTGATAATTTATAAACCTTAGATTTTTTAGGAATGTAGTTTCGGTAGTCACTGGATAAGAACCAGTACCATTTTTCCGGTTTTTCAGGAACTACAGTAGTACCATATCCGTCCGAAATAATCCATACCGCATGGGGATATTTCTTGTTCTCGGTTTTCATTATACTTTGAATTTTATTTTCTATTATACCGAAATTTGTACCTCCACCACCGTATATATTATTAGAAATAATATTCGTTTCTTTCACAACAGTATCAAAACAAAACAATCTTATGTTGAATTTTTTAGGATTTAGACTTCTAGCGGCTTTAAAAAATCTATCAGCTAGATTTATACAAGAACCTGATGTATCCAGAAAAAAGTACACATCGATTTTATCTTTAACCAGATGTTCATCTAATACCCTATGTTCAGAGGGAAGGTGTGTATTATCGGATAATATATGGGAATATCTCGGATTTATTCGATCCCATCGTTCAAAATGATGAATATCTTCCTTCTTATAAAAAGATTCCCATTTTTTAATAATGGTTTCCCACTTGGCCTTTCTTCTAAAAGGAGCCTTGATAGAAATATTCTTTCCTAAGCCGTAACCCGCTATAACATCAGATTTGCAAGATTTTGGAATATTATCTATAAAGGAATTATCAATATTGTCTAACACACCTGAATCTTCTAACTGTTTTTGAATATTTGTTTGTTGCTCATCAGTTAGTATTAAATGCTTGTCTATAGAATATAAATTCTGTAAAGGAGTATTGGTCTTAAGTTTATTGAAATAATATTCCGTACTTTCATCTCTACGAATGTTATTATCGTTTTTAAAAACTGTATTCATCCAGCATCCCTCATTAGCTAATTTAGTATCTAGTGCATACCTATTAAACCCAAATCCCGAAATAAGCATTTCGTTTATAACGACATCCGCTGCAATATTCATAGTTGAAAAATCTTCGGTTTTGAAATAATGTTTAAACCTAAACCCATGCCGTAGAACAACGTGCAACATCTCATGGCATATGAGGAAAAGTCTAGTATCAGCATTTAAAGATTGCCAAAATTCTTCATTTATTAGTAAATTCAGAGAATCTCCCTGCTCATTAAAGGTAATTGCCGCCGTGTCTAAATCTTCAAATTTTCCAACTATAGGATTGCCGATATCCCAAAAACTCCTAAATAGATAGTGGTGTTTTTGGAGTTTTTGGGCGATTTCTAGCTTATCTTCTATGTTCATAACTTACTTTCGGAAAACGCTTTCATCATAGATTTGATATCTTTTATTTTTTGTAGGAATTCTTCAGGAACTCCCATAAAAAGATTTGTGGGTTTTCCTAAGAGATATTCAGTAAAATCTTCTATTCGGTTAGACGATATTTTGCTTCTATTGTTTAATATGATATCTGCTATCCTTTTGAGTGTATTCTCATCAAAGTGTTTTTTCACCAAAATGCACATAGTACCTAATAATGGTATAAATGCTTTATTTTTTTGTATAGTTCCTGCTTGCATGGATGATAGGCATCCTAGAATAAAACTACTACTTCTGTTGATTGGAACACTGTAAATGTTAGTTTGCAATAAATCTAGTAAAATATTCCTAACAGCCGTATTGATATTGCTCCCAGATCCTAGAGATTCTGGTGAAAATTTTGTTGATGTTATCGGAACAAACGGAGCAAACCGATAATCAGTAGAAAAGGTGTCTGGCTGTGATGCCTGTAATATAGGTATTACAGGGAATTTAATGCCATCCCCTACCAATTGCGAAATATTACATTCATCAGGTGGAGTATACTTTTGCGCTTTTAACACTTTTATTATTCTTAGGAGTTCGTTGGAGGGGTCAGACTTAGATATTTCTACTAATTGCTCTTTATAAAAATTAGAATTTTTACAGATTTTATACATGGCAAAATTAGCAAAATTCTCGTTTGTTTTTATTTCGTTTACCACAAATTCGGGATTGGCATGTTCCCAGTATTTCCAATATTTAGATTCTTTTAATTTTCCTCTATACTTTAAGAATTTATCATCGTTCTTAACAAATTCTATCATTTCTTCGTCGTTTGGCGACTCTAATAATTTTCGAATTAACTCTTCACTTTCATCCGACGAAAGTTTTTTTATCAAAACCCCCGCATTGGCAGATGCAGGAAGTAAAAATTTAACATCGAGACCTTTGTTAAAAGAATCTCCTATATACTCTAACCTACGAGGACTCAAAATCTTCTTAGATTCTACAGATTGTTCTTTCCACCAATCTACTAGTATTTTGCCATAATACTCACCGAATCTCTTTTTAAAGAACGTTAGATCAGGCTCATTCGGCAATTCTACAATTATATGGAAACGGTCTAATTGCGCTGGATCTAATTCATCTACATCATAATCGGCAGAACTGTCATCAGAATCATCTTTTGGAGGATTAACAGCCCCCCAAACTATTTTGAGATTAGGAAACTTACGACCGTTAATAGACTTAAACTGCTGAAGTTCTAATAATGCATTTCTTACTACTTTATTAGTTCTATTCCACTCGTCACAGAAAATAGCCTGAACATCATTATCAAGATTTTCAGGTAGAATAAATTCCATTTTTTCTTTTCCATCTTGTTGAACTTTAGCTTTTGGTATTCCTAGGAGATGAATCCATGGATCAAGTGTGGCACCAGAAAAATATGCATATTTCAATTTATTTCTATCGAATGCATTTAATATTTGTGCTGATTTACCGACACCTTTTTCTCCGATTAATAAAACATTAACATCGGCATGAATCCATTGATCAAGAAGTTTATCATTTAACTTACATTTATTAAATTTGAGCATATCGTACAGTATACGACACTAATTCAAATCGTCAACTGTTATTGAGCCTAATTCCATGAGTTCTCGTATTTTTTGTAAGATAGTATCTCTATCTAATACAGGTTCTTCCTCAAGTGTTATAATTTGAGCAGATTTATCTAATACATCCGTATTTAGATCATTAGTGCTAATAAGACCGTTTATATAAGGAAACTGTAATACACACCAATTATAGTGCTCTGGGTTAGTTATAGGATATGGATTCTCAACTCGACTACATCTATTAGCATCCTCTGTGAGTTTCCCCCATCCACATTCATTAACAGCGATAATATCTATAAATCCTAATCCTGAAGGGGCGGGTAATACAAATGTCAATGAATTAGGTGATTTTTCAAATTGATCAATTAATAATCCTTTAAATGCTATTGAACCAGATGATAATGGATCATAATCAGTCAAGTCATACATTCCATTCGATGCACTGACATATAGACTATCTACTGAATCCAAATTATATCCTTGTAATTTTATATTAGGAGTATCACCTGTTTTAATAAAATACGGAGCAACATATCTAAGAACTGGTCTACCAGATAATGTATAGGAATCTGTCTGGTTTGCACTTGTGTTCTCTATTAATGTTTCATAATTACAGTAGAATTTATCAGTGAATATATAGTCAGCGTTTATTTTGCATATATTTGCTACTGGTGATAAATCCGAACGGAATAGCCACGTTTTTATAGTAAAATTGGCTTTTGCAATAAATCTATAGGGTTTAGTGTGATCTAGGTCAATTGGATAATCTATAGACACATTATTATCCCACAGTACTTCGGTCCTAACCTCTTTTCCTGTTCGTGGTTCTTGCCAAGAAAAAACTATGTAAGGATCATTATGAACAGCAAAGTTTTGAACTATCTGATCAATATCAGTTTGATACTTTGCCATTATAGTAAGTTCAACATTTATATTCCACGGAATTCTTTTTAAACGAGCATAGCTCCCATCTGGTTTTCTATACAAATCCTCCTCCAATTTATTTTTAACTCGTTCTGGATCACGTCCCATAGCTGTTGGAATAACTGCTGCAACTGGAAATTTAATAGTGTCTGTTTGGCCTTTAAGATCTGCTAATAATCTCGACTTGGGACCATAATAGAAATTTAATTTGATCCAATCTTTTGTAAATCCCGTCCCATCCTCATATCTGCGAATAGATACATCATCAAATGCAGATTCAAACATTTTTAATGCTTTCTGTATTTCATTATGGAAGTTGTAATCGTTCATTGTTACTATTTATAAGTAAAGAGGTGGCATATAATATTTCAACACCTTTTAATCCTCAGAGAAATTTCTCTTTTAATCCTGTAAATGATAAAGAGAATGCAGTGGGTAATATATCTCCGAACAATGTTCAAGATAATCCATATGTTCCGACATGTGCCAACCAAGAATCGACGATGATTACAAATCATCACCAACAAGTTAGAAGTTATGTCAATCAATTCGGTCAGACTATTTCATATCAACCAGTAAAATATAATTTTAATACACATAATTTCTTATATGGTGAAGATCCAACTAGTGGCTACCATTATGCACGAAAACTAAAAGCCATCGTTGATTTTAAAAGTTATACTACGTTTTTAACTAAGTTTGGTATAATGAGTGATGCTGAACTCATAATATATATCCCTATACAAGACTTTGAAGCAGTGTGGGGACCGTCGAAGGGAGTAACCTTTCCTCTTGCAGGAGATTTATTTATAATAGACAATTCGTCCTGTGATAGACCATTAGGACAGACTGCGATGTGTTGGGAAGTTATTGATAAAGATGATAAAATAAATCCTACAGATTTTATGGGTCGTCATTTTTATTGGAAATTGACCTGTAAACGTTTTGACTATAGCTATGAACCCGGAGTAACTCCCGAGAAGTTCCTAGATCAAACATCGGGAGACTCCGCAGAGTTTGGTAGATTATCAGGTGGAGTAAATCCTGAAGAAATGGGAACGGGTTCTGGTGATGCGGATTCCTTTGCAAAATCTGAATTTGATCAACCAAAAAATAGTATATATGGTGATTATCTATAATTAAGTATAAATATAAACATATATGATATTATCAAGAAAATTAATTGTTGAACAGCCATTCTATGACCTGGAATATGAAACAGTCCAAGAATCACGCGATAATGAAAAGAAATTATATTTTACTGGACAGTATATAATGGTTAATCGTCGTAATAAAAATAATAGGGTGTACGAGGAATCTGAAATGGCTCCTGCGGTTAATAAATTTATAAAAGAATATGTCAACAATCATCGCGCAGGAGGGGAATTGAACCACTCCAACGACCCCGATATTAAATTAGAAAGACTTGCACATAAAATAGTATCACTTGAGAGAGATAAACATAACCCTGATTATTATATAGGAAAATCTGAAGTTATAACTTCAAATCCGTCTGGTAAAATTCTCGAAGGTTTGATTAAGCATAATATGCGTTTCGGACTTTCTACAAAATGTTTAGGACGTATAGAAGAGTCTTCTAATTCAGATGCACATTACGTTAAATCACCTCTTATAGTTTCAGTGGATGCAGTTTATGAGCCTAGTGCAAATTCTGAATTTGTTAATGGAATTCTCGAAAACAAGTCCTATATTATAGGTGATGACGGATATGTTGCAGAAGCATATGAGAAACTTGAAAAGAAATTATCCAAGTATCCTTCCCATCATCGCGACGATATCAAAAAACATATTGTCGAAAGTTTAGCAACATTCCTAAAATCGTTATAATATGAAAGATTTAGAATCTATATACGAAAATATGCAAAATGCATTTTATGCAACCTCCTCTGGACATGAGTCCGAAGAATTGAAGACTGTAAAGGCTATGCTTCCCCATATTCATACTCTAGAAACTATTGCAAATCGCGCATACGAGAAGGAATATAAGAAACAACTTTTAAATGAAATAAGGTTTATAAAGTCATATGTGGATGAATTAATAAATCTACATCAAGGAAGATTATGACTTCGGAATTTGATAAAATTGTAAAAAATCTTACCAAGAAATATGGTAAGTCTGAAGTTAATTCGGGATTGGACGTGGAAAAAGAACACAATGATGTTACTCACGGAAACAAAGCCGACATAGCAAAAATAACAAAGGCTCATCTTGACGAAGAGCCTTTGTATTATAAGAAGCTTAAAAAATACGTAGAAAATTAATCAAACTTTCTACGTTTATCATTTACTATAAGTGGTGTTGGTTTAGGAGGATCATACTGATTATTCAGTTGGTGGTACCTATTCCACTCTTCTACTAATTTTTCGAATATATACTTATTCGGTCCAATATGTGCATAACTCCTGTTGCGACTTTCTTGGTCCCATTCATGTCCTAAGAATTCATGACAGAATCGAGAAATTGCACCACTACGCGAAACTCCTGCCGCACAATTACTTATAATATGTTTATCTTTATGAAGCATCAAAAACTGAAAAATATCTCGAATATCTTCGTCTGATGCAGGATAATAATATTCTTCGGGATCGAGCAAATCCTGTAGAGGTATGGTAACATCCCAGAACTTTAACTTTAAGTTGGGACATGCGTCCAATTTACTGGCTATATGTTCATCATCAGGTTCTTGGATAGAAATCCATGCATGTTTTTCAGGATCTTGATATGTGGCATTGAGAGCCATTCTCCTTGGTATATTATATGCTATTTTAGACATTATGTTTTTTAATGTTTTCGATTATTACGTCCTTTGATAAGAGTCCAACATGCCGCCAAACTTCTTTATCATCCTTTAATAGAATTAGAGTCGGAACCGAACGGATTCCATCATTTATCAGTACGTCTGGAGAAACGTCAAAAGTATTAATATCCTCATACTCTAATCCATCTATATTTTCAATAACAGTTTTTATAATAGGTGCCAACATTTTACAAGGTCCACACGAAGGATTGCCATATTTTATTAGTTTCATACTATACACGTTAACATTTATTGCCTCTATACGCAAATATTATCTTAAAAAATGTAAATATAGATACTATGACTAGTGAAGCACAGGCTAAAATACAGAAGATGATATATAATTTAACTACCGAAAACCGAGCGGCGGCTGGACGAGATTTGAAGGAAATAATAGATTTGAAGGTCAAGGATGCCTTTAGACGCGAATACACACAAGTTATGCAATCTTTCAAGGAAAATAAATAATTTTCTATAAATAACTATTATGATAAACGAATTAAAAACTATATTCGAAAAGGTAGATTCTGAGATTCTCTCCGAAGATATACTCAAAAATATTGCTTCTCTTGTAGAAGAAAAGGTTAATGCAAAAGTTGAAGCGCGTTCTGCACTCGAAGTAGAAAATGCACTTAAATTACAATTGGAAAGATTTGAACGTGCTAGTAAAATCGTTCTTGAGAATATCGACAAGGACCACACTGCAAAAATTAAACAGGTCGTCGAACATATCAACAAGGATCACATCGATAAACTTAACCAGATTAAAGAACAACATGAAAAAATTCTAAAAGAAACCGCGATTCAACATCGTGACTTTATTCTAGAAAGTGTTGATGAATTTATCGACATGTATATTGAAAAAAATCTCCCGCGTGAACATATCGCAGAAGCAGCAAGAAATCAATATGCACTTAAACAGATCGAAGAGGCTCGTAAGATTCTTGGTGTGGATGAAAAGTTTATTAAGAATAATATAAAAGAAGCCTTAGTGGATGGTAAAAAACAAGTAGACACTCTTGTAAAAGAGAACGCCGAACTTAAAAAATACCAACTCATGGAAGAGAGTAAAAATATTCTCACTAAAAAGGTTTCCAATCTCCCTAGCAATGTTGCGAAATTCGTTCGCAGTCGCTTAGAAGGAAAGTCGCCAGAATTTATCAAAGAAAATTTCCAATATGTCCTTGATTTGTATAAACGTTCCCAAAAACAGGAAAAACGTTCGGCATTAATCAATGAAGGTAAAAATCTAAACGTTGATCGGACAAGGGTAGCCGATGAAATAATAAAAGAAAACACTGAACATAACCAATCACGTACAAATATCTCAAATGACCCAATGGATATGTATGTTGAGGGTATGAAATACAGAAAATAAAAACAAAACAATAAATAAAAATATATGCAATCACTAGCTTCAAACTACGTAGACTCGGCTCCCTCCATGATCAATAAAGAACGTGGGCGTGCCCTCATCGGTAAATGGAATAAAATCCTAGACTTTACCGACTCACAAACTAAGCCTATCGAAGGCTATCAAAAACGTTTGGCAACCGCACTTATGTGCGAAAACCAAGAAACCTGGCTCCGTCAAAACGGTCTTATGCCTCGCCAACTTCTTCAAGAAGCTCCATTGAATGGTGCTCCTTCATTGGGTGGTGCTGCTAACACTCCGTTTGTTGCTGGTGGAAGTGACACCGTATGGGGTGCTACCGCTAACAATGGTGCTCATGGTGCTCAATATGGTCCTGGAACTGGTGGAAACCAAGATTTCTATGCTCCTGGTGATGCACGTCTTCCAAAGACACTCATTCCTATGATTCGTCGTACATTCCCTGAGTTAATTACTCATGAAATCGTCGGTGTTCAGCCTATGAGCGGTCCTGTAGGTCTTGCATTTGCTCTTCGTTATTTCTATGACGAATCTCCTCTCGCATGTAGTCCTTATAATGATAAGGGTTGTGCAGTAGGTGGCAAAACTTTCCCAACAGGTCATCTTGGTACTTCTAATGATGAAGCTGGTTATCAGAAACTTTTCACTGGTCACACTGGTATTTCTGCTGCTGGTCTTTCTGGTGCAGGTTCCACTACTTCAAATTCTACTTCTGGATCTGTCTTCGACTTCACTCCACAAGACTCTGGTGTTGCTCAACTTCTTAGCCACTTCGAAGCTTCTAGCAATATTCCTACAATGTCCCTTCGTATCGAGAAACAAGCTGTTGAAGCTGGTACTCGTCGTCTTGGAACATCTTGGTCTATGGAACTCGAACAAGACCTTATGAATATGAACGGTATTGACATTGACTCAGAAATGACCAATGCAATGTCCTATGAAATTCAAGCGGAAATTGATCGTGAAATGGTTATCCGTATGATCCAAGTTTCACTTAATAGTGGATTTGGTACTGGATATTCTATCTGGAAACCACAACTTGCTGACGGACGTTGGTTCGCAGAACGTGGTGTTGATTTCTATGCAAAAATCGTGGTGGAAGCAAATCGTATTGCGATTCGTAACCGTCGTGGTCCTGCAAACTTCATCATCGCAACTCCAAAGGTTTGTACAATCCTTCAGTTGCTTCCTGAATTCCGTGCATTTGAAATTTCTTCAAATATCCAAGTTCACCCAAATGGTGTAGCTCGCGTCGGAACTCTCGCAGGTCAGTTCAATATCTATCGTGATACTAGAACAGAAGCTCAATATCTTGCCGGTATCCGTGCAGAACCAGTTGAGTATGCTCTTCTAGGTTATAAAGGTTCTGAATTCTGGGATACAGGTATCGTTTACTGTCCTTATATCCCTGTTCTTGTTCAAAGAACTATTTCTCCTCATACATTCACTCCAAACGTGGGTATGATGACAAGATATGGTGTTATTGATCATCTCTTCGGTTCCGGTAATTTCTACCACTTAATCATCGCTCGCGATCTTAATAACGGTCATCTTACTACTGCTGGTACTGCTCAAACAGCTACTAACCCAAGCACTCTTAACTACACTTACCTAAGTTAATCCTTAGATAGGAAGAAAAACCCGCTAGGAAACTAGCGGGTTTTTTATTTACAGAACGGTTGAAATGACCATTTATGTGGTGTAAATTATGTAATGGCAAATAAAAAGATGTCCCTTGAATCCTTTAAAGATAAGGCAAACACGGTTCATGATAATAAATATAATTACGATAAGACTGAATATAAAACACTCCGGGATTATATCATTATCACCTGTCCCGAGCATGGTGATTTTACACAGAGAGCAAATGCCCATTTAGATAAACAGGGATGCAGAAAATGTAGAAATACATTAGTAGGTAATAGATTCCGTTCCAATAAAGAAGAGTTCGTCAAACAAGCGAATATCTTACACGATAATAAGTATAATTACGATAAATTCGTATATGTCACGGATAAAATCCCAGGTATTATATATTGTCCTATTCATGATTTAGAGTTTTCTCAAACTCCATGTAATCATAAGAAAACTAAAGAAGGATGTCCTAAATGTTCTAGAGAATTACATGCCAAATTAAAGAGAAATTCCTTAGAAAAAACAATAGAGTTATGTGAAAATAAACACGGTAAAGGAGAATATGATTATTCTAAAATACCAGAAAATGTACATAGTCACGATAGAGTTATTATTAGATGTAATACATGCGGCGGAGATTTTGAACAATTGATGTATTCCCATTCTAATATCGGAAACGGCTGTCCTATTTGTAAAGTTTCTAAGGATGAGATTCAATTAGGTAAATTCATCGAAGAATTGGGCTTAGTAATTACTAGGAGTGATAGGACTGTTTTAGAAGGGAAAGAAATAGATATATTAATTCCTTCACATAAATTAGGAATAGAGATAAATGGTAATTACTGGCATTCAGATTTAATTACAAACCATGATAAACAATATCATCTAGATAAAACGTCCAGAGCATCTAGTAAAGGAATACAGCTTCTTCAATTTTTCGGGGATGAGATTTTCTACAAAGAGGATATATGTAAGTCTATTATACGGAATAAACTAGGACTTGCTAGTAGATTATATGCACGGAAATGTGTAATAAAAGAGGTATCCATAGAAGATAAAAATACATTCCTTAATAATAATCATATACAAGGTAAGGATCATTCTAAAATAAAGCTAGGATTGTACCATGATGACGAATTTGTTTCTCTTATGACCTTTGGCGCACCTAGATATAATAAAGAGGTTGAATGGGAATTGATACGTTTCTGTTCTAAATTAAATACATGTGTTGTTGGTGCAGCATCTAAACTGTTTCAACACTTCATTAAAAATTACAATCCAAAATCTATAATATCATATGCGGATAAAAGAATAAGTGATGGTAATTTATATGACGTTTTAGGGTTTGTCCATACTCATGATGCATCTCCTAGATATTATTATATGCATCGTAAAAATTATCTGAAACGCCTGCATCGTTCCAATTTCACCAAGGATAGAATTAAAAAACTATACCCAGAGGTGGATATAGTTAATAATGATGAATGGAGTATTATGCAATCCCTAAACTATGATAGAATATGGGATTGTGGAAATAAAGTTTACGTATGGACTTGCGTTCCTTAATTCCTTATAATAAATTACTAATATGTTAGAAAATATGAAAGCAGCTATCTCCTCTACTATTAGAAATTCGTTAAAACTGTTTGAGGAGAAAGAATTTCCGAACAATTCAAATACCCGTAAAATGGTTGTGGATGTGTTGAGCGAGGCACTATCAAAAATAACATCGCATGACTACGTGGTAATATGTGATGAACGAAATAATCCTCCTGTTCGTGATCCTACAAAAATTATGGTGGATATCTATGTTAAAGAAAATATAAATGATAGATATTTAGTATTTCCCGAATCTTTACCAATTCTTAAAACCTCTCTCGACTCTTAAAAAAAGTTGAGTCGAATATTGCATGAGGCGTATCTATCGCACCATCAATAGTATCGATAGTTTCAGAAAAACCATTATCGGCTCTTTCTTTTTGCTCAAAATCATGTTTGAGTTGTTGTAGCCCCAATTTTAGAGAACTGAATAAGCCTTGAATCTTTTCAATTCTTTCTTTTATGCTAATTCCTCCAGATGGAAATCTGTTTACACCTTTAACCGGAACAAGGTAATTTTCTATATAAAGTTCTTCAAGATCTTTCATTATCGTATATTCTTATTTACTTTCCAAGTTTCTATACGCTTGTAATAATCTGTTAATAACGTAGAATTCAATATTAATTCACCAGTAACTTCATAGTTGTTTCCAATTTTTCTTACAACTGGTGGAACAGTATATTGCTTTAATTGCGGGTTAGCCGGAAAATCTGTAATAGGTGGTTTAGGGGAAGAACACCCTATTAGTGTAATACACATTAAGATTGAAAGATTTTTTAACATACATAAGTATTTATATGAATTCAGACCAATCTTTAGATGATGTATTAAATGCACTATCTGTTGCAAATATACCTACTACACCTCCTAAAACTCCCTCAAAAGATAAAGAATATGTAGAAGAGGATATTCTTCGAGAAACTCTTGAAGCTGTTGATGAACTTATTGCTGCGAATAGTGAAGTATTGGAAGAAAATAGACGTTTGGTAGAATCTACAGGCGATAAGGATTATTTAGAAACATATGCATCTGTCAGTAAATCACAGGCAGAAGCCATCAAAATGAAAATGAAGCTCTTGACTGATAAGGAGAAGAATAAAGATTTCCGAGAAACTAAATATAAAGAAATCGCAGTTAAGGAGAAACTCGTAGATTATCAAATCGGCGACTTAGAGAATAAGAAAAATGCACTACCAGCAGGTGCAACACTTAATCAGACTAATATAATTATGCCGGGTGCAAGCCGCGAAGAAGCATTAAAATTTGTCAGAGAAATGCAACTAGCAGAGAAGAGTATAAAAGAAGGGGTTGTTGTAGATGTTTAAACCAACGGATCGGTTATAACTATCTCATTTGTAGAAGGTCTGATCATGAAATTACCTAAATGTATATCAAAATACATGCCAAGATTATTTCGCCTAACATATAACATTAAATTATATAACGTTTTTGCGATAGGTAAATAGTTTTCAATAAAGAAGTCGAGGCGGTCTAACGATCTTCTTTTTATACCGTATTCTTTTCTGGCATATTCATTAAGTCGCGGATGCAAATTCAGTCTCGTTTTAAGATTCTGTCGTCCGATTTCATTTTCATTTATATATGTATCCCTAAAAGATTGTAAAGCGTTTTCGAACGAAGTGTGTATAGACGATGTAGATAATGTCTGCCCAAATTCCGCAGTTAATCGCGAAATCCATCTATATTTAGTCTCCTCGATGGGTTTTAATTTCTCAAGGGCGACGACTCCGAGAAAATCTTCACTATTAGATGATATTATTTTTCTTTTTATTTTAACCAAATGGGGATTATTCGCTTCCTTTTCAAGAAATTGTAAAAAACTATCATATCCTTTATCTCTATACACCTTTAATACATAATTTTTACTAGGTTTACTAAACACAACTCCATAAGCTCCCGATCCGATATACTCCCATCCACTTTCTTTTAAGTACGCAGTATAATCATGTAAAGAGTCTCGTCGCTTTAACAAAGCCTCTTTGACTACTATATGTTCGGTCAATTCTTTGAAATTCATATAGATACTTATAAAAGTAGACAATAAAAAAACCCGCTAAGAAATTAGCGGGTTTTTTGTTTAGAACTTTAATTAGATAAGCTCGTTGAAATCTACAGAACTTCCTGTTATAACCAAATCTACCAAGATGTACTTGACTGGACGGGTCGGCTTGATATATACTGCAACATTTAATACACCTTGATCAACAGATTCAAGGGTGTTATTTCTGTCATCGCATACTAGGATATAATCATATAATCCACCATTATCTTTCATGTATTGAAGGATAGGACGAAGTGTATTAACAATTCGTGTTCTAGTCACAACATTATTAGGAAGACCGATGAACTGTGAAAGATTTCCTTGGATACTCTTTGCAAGCCATAATGCACCACGACGTATTGAAATTTCTTTCAATGCAGAACTCTCTTTCATGAGAGTTGTGGAATTATATGCAAAAGTTCCTGAAGGTTCTCTCACAATCGGATTAATTCCGATACGGGAAAGAAGATCACGTTCTCTCTGATTAGGATTGATTGCAAGATCATTCACATTTGCGAATATACCATTAGATAATCCGAGCGGGGAAGCCCAAGGATATTGGTCACGGTCATTTCTTGCATAAAGTGCCGCAGCGAATGCAGAAGGTCCAAACCAATTGAAACTATCAGTATTAGAATCATATGATTTAATCCAGTTTGCATAAGAGATGCTATAAGAAGAATTAATACCCTGGTATAGATTTCTAAGGTATGAATAAATGTTACGTCCAAAGGTTGCATACTTTTCAGTAGGTTGACCTGTTGATGGGTCAAGTGTTAAACCTTTTTGACGCTGAACAATCTTATAATCCTTACCGTTTACAAATATTTGACGAAGAGGATCTTGGATATGAACATGTGGCACACCACCAGCGGATTTACGAGTATATCTCGCAAAGCTGTCAAAGATGTTGTATATGACTTCCCATGCATCTTGCAGAGAACTATTCATAACTGTTCCGTCATAAGGACTTAGAGAATCAGTATTTACATAATATGTATCATCAAAGTTGTAACAGATGGTAGGACTTGTAACACAAGAATCGGTAGTAACAGCCTGACGAGTTGCCCATATAGTAGATAGACCATTATCAATAGTTATATCAATAGGGAATTCAATTGGGTTTTCGACATTTCTGAGTGCTCTTTCAAGTTTAGCAGGAAGATTTCCTATATCCTTTTTGTAGCAAAGATCATATAGTGCATCACGGCAATATCCTGTATAAGTTCCTGCACCGTATAGTTTATCTCCATATGCACGAAGAGTTGCCTCTGCATCGAAGTTATCAAATACATTGCCAGTCTTTTCACGGAACATACGAACAGTTTTTTGTGGTTTACCAGAGCTATCTGTCCAGCAATTATTTTTAGAAAGATATGGGTTAACCATAACTTTAAGATAATTACTAGAATTGTTGACGGTGTTTTCTAGGAAATAAGAGCGTGCAGGACCACCAAAACTATCATTTTCTTTACGATCACTATTTAGAGAACCTACAAACTGTTCAACACGAATTTGATCAAGTTTGTTAATTGTCTCTGTAAGACGTGTAGGACGAAGTTTGAATAGGGAAAGGATAAGGGAATCGTTATATTCAGATTTACCAAATTCTACACCAGCATTTTGATGAACAATTTCAGTGATAGATCCCGCTGTTCCATTGAATGTTTCAGAAATTTTGAAATTCCAACGATCTTCTGGCACAGTTACCCATTCGCCAGAAACACCTGGACATACTTCGTTATAATATCCAGAAACACCTGTTAGATCATCAAAATCAGTTGCAGGATTTACGTTGAGGTTATCATTAAGTGCAAGATAAAATCCGGTAAAGTCTTCTAGTTGAGCAGTTTTTAATTTATTGACAACTATAATACCTGCCCGAATATCATTATTAACAACGTCTAAATGAGCTTCTGCATTAGCATATGCTCCACATTTCCAGTTGAACTGTTCATTTTCAATAAGTTGATACTCACTTGCATTAAGTGTTTTAGAGATAGGTTCACCGAGAACATAGAAGTTTGCATCATTTAGTTGTGCATCACCACTTACAGGATAGAAATCGTAACGATCCTTCTCAGGAATAGTGAGACCTAATGCAGTAATAGTTGCACAGGATAGTCCTGCTTCTACTGGAACACCGCAGAATTCGATTAAGAAATCCTGTGTAGATGCATCAATAGCAGTAGTAGTTACTGCGAATGTTGCGCCTGCACTAATTGTGGACAATGTGGTAAGATTTGTTTTATAACTTCCTGCAACATCAGTGCTTGCATTGAAATATTTAAGAACTGGATTGCTTGCAATAGAATATGTTCCAAACACATCTCCCGCAGAAACTTGAATACCACTTACAGTGCTACCTGATAATAGTCCACTGGTTATAGAGTATGCTTGAGCATATGGGGATGATGAAATATTAACTATAAGACGTTTAGAATCATTTGAGAGATTTGTTGAGTCTTCGTCAACACTTGCATAGATAGAGGAAAGATTTAAAGAAGTTACAACGCTATATGTGGTTGTGGTTCCACTAACAGTTGGACGAAGTTGGAAAACTCGAAGTTGTTCTTGAGTACTATCCGCATCAACAACAAATTTAAATCCGGTTAATATGGAATTATACTCAAATGGGTGATCATGAATATAAAGGTATCCAGGGTCTTCATCGGAAGAATTTAAAGGACATTCCATATTTGATGATCCATAGCAAATGGAACTGGATACGAAATGGTCAGTATAGAGCCAAGGGAAATTTACTCGGCAGGTTTCTTCATCAACGCTTCTGTAGTAGTCGCATACATTCTTTTCTACTGCACTAAGTCCAATAACAGGGAATACTAAGGTATTAACCAAATCCGAATAGCCAAGTCCACCACCAGAACCATAAGGCATTCTAGTGAATGTCACACTCGCATTGGTGGTAGTCAATATCTGTTTTACCGCATTATGTGAATATTTTTCTGCTGGTGTGGAGGGTAAACCACATACCTCTTCGAATTCGTTGAGTGTGGAGAATCTCATCGGTTCGTCCGTTGGTCCTTGGGAAGTGAATCCTACAATAAATATATTTGTTCCAACTGCATTTGTAGTTGTTGGGGATATATCTCTTTCTTGGATCGAAACTCCAGGCGATTCTAAAATAGAATTAAGTTTTGTATTTGCCATATAGGTAATACTTATAATTTTCAAGTGAAAACTTAATTAATTATAGAAGGGACATTTTTATATAGTTAAACTCAAATGTGAAATTAGATTCTAACTCTGCACTA